GTGAGCAAAAAAGTAACACTATAAAAAAGATAGACGATTTATTTTGTTCTTTAGCTGTTGATATTGTAGCTAATGAGGGCAAAGGAATATTCTATGCAAAGAATAAATTAGGCATGACTGATAAGGTCGAAGCTAAGAATGAGAATACAAACCTCAATACAACAGTTGAGATTATTAAAAGCGATTCGCCACTTAGTAGTAATGAAAAGGATATTAGTTTAGATTAATGTGTTTAAAACCTCATGCCTATATGAAGCTAATTACTTTGCTACCGAAGATGTACTCGTAAACCAAGGAGGATCTTCGTCTGGGAAAACATATTCAATACTTCAAGTCCTATTCACTAAAGCCATTCAATCGCCAATAGTTATCACAGTTGTTGGTGAATCAATCCCTAACTTAAAAGCCGGGGCGTTACGTGATGCCTTAGATATCTACAACAATAGCGAACAACTTAGGCATAAGATAGCAGACTACAATAGAACAGACCGTATCTTTCAATTTGCTAATGGCTCTGTAATGGAGTTTAAAAGCTATGAGACCGCTCAAGGTGCGAAGTCTGGTAAAAGGGATTATCTATTCATAAACGAAGCGCAGGGTATAACATACGATATATTTAACGAATTGTATATGCGTACCCGTAAACAAGTTTATATCGACTACAATCCAAACGCTGAGTTCTGGGTGCATGAAAATCTAATAGGTACGGATGGCGTTAAACTATTCATATCCGACCACCGGCACAATCCTTTTGTTGCTCAAAAGATACGAGATAAAATAGAGGGCTTAAGGTTTAAAGACATGGAACTATTCAAGGTTTATGCTCGTGGCATGACTGGTAAAATAGAGGGCTTAGTCTTTAGAAACTTTGATATTGTAGATAACATTCCTTTGGGTGCTGAGTTACTTGGAATAGGTATGGACTTTGGCTTTACTAATGACCCTACAACGGTTATAAAAGTATTTAGATACAATAGTGAGATATACATAGACGAGCTGTTATATCGCACAGGATTAACAAATAGCGATATTGCAAACGAATTAACAAGGTTAGGTGTAACAAGAGCCATGCCAATAGTTGCTGATAGTGCTGAGCCTAAAAGTATTGAAGACTTAACAAGGGCAGGTTTTAATATTCAAGGGGCTAACAAAGGAGCAGACTCAATCCGTAATTCAATAGACACTTTAAAGCAATTTAAGATTAACATAACCCGAACGTCAACTTATACCATAAAAGAGTTTAGGTCCTATAAATGGATAGATGGTAAAAATATACCCGTTGATTTTAACAATCACACTATTGATGCTATTCGTTATGTAGCTCTTAATAAGATAAATAAAGGTTCAGGTCGTTATTCATTTGCCTAAAACAAATCAACTTTTTTAGTATTTAATAGGTATATGACAATACCTTTTAATTGGAATAAAGTAACCATTGAACAATACCAAACCATCTATCCCCACCTACAGGGCGAAGTAGATTGGTCACGTATCATTTCATTCTTTACCGGCAAAACCTATGACGAAGTTGAAAACTTAGATTTAAAGCATTACAAGTACTTAGTTAAAAGCCTTTCATTCCTTACCAAACCCATCCAACCTAAAGTATCATTTAAGTCTTTTACTTGCGGCTTATTAAAATCTGTTAAGTATAAACCACAACCTAAGTTAATTACATGGCAAGGTGGTAACTTTTACAAGGCATCACGCTCGGTAAACGATATAAACGTGGCTCGTTACATTACGATTAAAACGTTAATGGAGCAGCCCGACTACTTTCCTAATAAACTACACGAACTTTGTGCCTTAACTTATGAGCCTGCTCAATACCTATCATTCAAATACGATGGTAACAAACACGCTGAGGTAGCAGATAAGTTTCTAAACGCACCAATGTCGATAGCACAACCAAGTGTTTTTTTTTGCTTAGAAGTATTGGCGAATTGGAATCTAAATACCTTGGATTATTTGGAGGGGGTAGAAGCGATGAAGACGATCAACAAAGAGATCGAAACCGAACTGAGAGAGAAAGGTTTGTCGATTTTTGGGGATGGATTCACATAATTAAAGAGGTATCCCAAGCTAATAGAATAACAGAAGACGATGTGCATGAGTGGGGTGTAATAAGATTATTAAATGAACTATCTTATCTTAAGGATAAGAATAAAATGGAGGCTGAAGAAATTGAACGTCAACGAAGAAATAGATAAATTACTAAATGACTTTACTGAAAAGTGGGCAAAGGATTTAGAGGTATCTTTATTTGACGCTCTTAAAAAAGGCGGTAGAGGTAACCCAAGTGCAGTAGATATAAGGTTTAAAGGTGGGGTTAGTTATGGAGTTGGCAAGGTAACGCTTGGTGTATATGCCGATAAAGACTATTGGTACTATATTGAAAATGGCAGAAAGAAAGGTAAAATGCCACCAACAAAAGCTTTAGGCGAAAAGTGGCAAGCTAAAAACGGAATAAACCCTGCTAACATTATATACGATATGACAATCGAATATAATAAAAAGAAAGGGTTTACTAAAAGAATAGTTAAAAAGCTACCATTCCAAAAAGCAGCGAAACAGTTTGCTTTTATAGTGGCAAGGTCAATAGGTAAAAAAGGAATTAAGCCTAAACCTTTTGTAGAGCAAGGTTCTAATCCTCAGGATTTAAAAGATTTATTAACTAACATATCTAAATTAATAGGTAAAGAAGTAACAGTAGTATAATGGCAATAACAATACAATCAAGCCCAACGTCACCAACACCTGCCTATAATGAGAATTGGGTAGTTGCAACGTCAAATCAAACAATACAGCCTAACTTTTATTATACAATCGTTTTAACCGATGTAACAGGCTCTTATACATTTGATACTATCAAAGTAAAACCAGACCCTAACAATAGATTAGTAATGGATTTACAAGCGTATGTTCAACTATTAATGGTTAACTATATTCCCGTTAATTTGTACGGTTGGCAAAAATGCACTAATGCAACTAGAAAGTTTCGTTTTAATGTTGGTGAAACTTATGACGTTGCAACCGTACCAACTTACTTTGCAGGAGTTGATAAAGATTATATTACTTGGAATGCAGGAGTTGACAAACAATATATCGCCCCTTATTCACCTAACTACTTTTGTTATGATAGTTCAATACCTAATTTAGTTTACTTAACTTTACTTCCTAGTAAAACATACAAAGACCGCTCGCAATATCTTTATGTTTTATGTCAAGAAAATATAGGTGAGTTAAATAAGATTGATATATTTACTTACGATGCAGCCGGCTCTTTATTAGGTAACTATTCAATAAACAGACCAGATGCCGGAACGGGTTTATTCTCTGATAATTACGTTGCCATTGACGTTGGTTATAAAGGCTTGTTAGGAATAACAGCCCCATTTGTTACCGTTAATAGTGGCACATATCCTATCATTACTTCTAACGTTGCATCTTATGTTATTAAGAATGGTGACACAAATGATGTTATCAAAAATATAACAATAGAATGTAATCCTAAATTTGAGGTTTACACTTTACATTATTTAAAAGCTAATGGCTCTTATGAAACTTTACATTGCAATTTAGCTGCTACTTTATCGAGTAGTAAAACTACAACATCATTTAGAAAGAGTGGATGGTCATTAATATCTAACGTTATGACTTTAGATCCTGCTTTGAATAGCGAAAAGATACAATCAGTAACCATTCAAGATAAGCTACAATTAAATAGCGATTGGTTAACAGATGCTGAATTTGCCTTGCATAAAGATTTGTTTACTTCTACCGATGTACGCTTAGATATTGGCAACACAACAACTTACAAAGGGGTTAAGGTAACACAAACAAGTTACACTACTAAGAATACAGATAGACTAAGAAACTATCAAATTGATTTAGATTATACTCACCAAAACTTTAGACAGCGTGGCTAACATAAAAGTATTATTATATGACCAAGCTGGTGTTGAATACGACGTAAGTTATATTCAGGAAATACCTTTATCGTTAAGCTATTTAATAGCAGACGTTAAAGACCCTAGTAAAAGAAATACAACCTTTTCTAAAACAATAAACTTTAATTCTAAAGACGTAGATTTATTCTTTAGAGTTATTTGGAAACTAAACAGTACACTAACTACTTTTGACCCTCGATTAAAATGTAAGATAAAGTATTACGTTAATGAGGTATTGCAGTTAGATGGTGATTTGCAATTAATAAAAGTAATTGTTGACCCTGATAGTAAAACGGTAAACTACCAAACCACAGCAACGGGAACTATTGGCAATTTGTTTTTAGCCATTGGCGATGCTTACTTAACTGATTTAGATTTTAGTGCTTATAATCATTCGTTAACTAAAGCTAATGTAACAAATAGTTGGATTCCTGCAACAAGTGTAACGGGTGTTATTGGCTCTGGTTACTATTACGGATTAATTAATTGGGGCGAAAACCAAATACTAACTGATGTTGAATATCATGTTAAACACATGAGACCTCAACTATACAAGCGTGAGTACATGGCTAAGATATTCGCAGCCGCAGGTTATACATGGACTTCTACTTACTTAGATAGTGCATATTATAAAAGTCAATTAATACCACCAACAAAAGAATATCTAACGTTAGGAACGACGGGAATAGCTAATAGTCAATTCTATGCAAGGCGTAATTCAACACAAACAGGAGCTTTAATTAATACTGGTTATAGTACTTTTAGTAGTCAATGGGTTTCTTCAAGTTTTGCAAGTCCTGACGTTGTTTTATTTAATGAAGACAACGTAGCCCCTTATAACGATGCAGGCGGTAACTATGCAACGGGTACGGGTATATTTTCGCCAACAACAACAAATACTTTTATAATTGAAACGTTAATAGATTTTGAAATAGTTTTAACTAATAGTTTAGGAACGGCAACAAATGCTTACTTAAACGCAAATTCTTTTGTTACTATTCAAATAACACAATTTAACGGGTTCGCATGGAATCCAATAGCAACCTCTGCTTACACTGTAGGTAATACAGCTATGCCAACTTTAACTTCAAATACTTATCAATTATATGTTCAGTTACCATCTTGGGCGGCTTTAGCAACCGAGAATTATAGAGTTGAAGTATATGGAATTTTAAACTATGATTTATATACTGCCGCAGCCGTACCTGTAACAACGGGAATTACAACTGCAAAAATAAACATAAAAACAAACAGTACTTATGCCGCAAGGTTATTAAATAACAATATTACAGAGGGAGCAACATTAGAAGTTAACCAATGTATTCCTACCGAGGTTAAACAGATTGATTGGTTAATGACTGAAATAAAAGCGGCTAACCTTTACATGGTTCCTAATCCCGACAAGGCAAAAGATTATATTATTGAGCCACGTGATGACGGATTTTATACAGGTGAAGATAACTGGTCTGAGTTATTAGACTTTAGCAAAGATTATGAAGTATTGCCTGTTAGTGAACTTGACACAAAGCGTTATGAGTTTTGGAATAAACAAGATAGCGACCAATATAACGATGCCTACTTTAAACAATATAAACAAACTTATGGTTTTGGATATACCGATTGTGTTAGTGAATTTGTTAAGCCCGTTAAAAAGACTGAATTAATTTATGCACCTACTCCAATCGTAGATAATCAAGTTAATGGCTTAATACTACCTAAGATTTTTAAAAACGACAACGGAACTATTAAACCAATGAAGTCAGTAATACGCCAACTTTATAGAGGTGGTAATATTAATATGTCTTATGGCGGTTGGAAACTAAGAAGTTCTATTGCCGGTGATACGGTTTACAATTACTATCCATTCGTTGGTGAAGTTGATAATCCTTACACACCTACACTTAGTATAAATTGGGATACGCCACAAAAGGTTTATTACAATTATATTAATGCTACTTACACCAATAACAACTTAAAGAATAAATACTATTCTAAAATGATTAATCAGTTGAGCGATAAACGTTCGGCAGTTGTTAAGGCTTATTTTAATCTTAATGAATTAAAGGTTAAAGATTTTAGTTTTAGAAAAGTAGTTTGGGTAGATCATTTTAACTGTTACTTCTACATTCAAAACTTTGAGTACATAATGAACACTCAACAAAGTACTTTAGTTACGATGTTGAAGTTACAGGAATATGACACATGGCAGTCAAACACAATAGAATTACCAAACGAAGACCCTAGCGAATTAAACAGAATAGTTAACGGTAATTACTCTAATGGAATAAATAACACAAACAACGGTAACGCATCTCATATAGTTAATGGCAGGGGTAATTTTATAGCAAGTGGCGCAACGGATATTCAGTTAGATAATTGTACTAATGTAGTTGTTAACGGTGATGTAAGTGCTTTTAGAGGTATTGGATTAAGTAATGTTGTTATAACTAACGCAAGTAATAATTCAACAATAACAGCGCCATCACCATTTGTAATTGTACAAAACGATATTTATTTAGATGTTACTTATCATGGTAAAAAATTATTTATTGATGCTTCATCAAATGATATTACAATTTATTGGGATAACGCAAACATGGCAAATTGCGAAGTAACTATTGTAAGAGCCGATGCAAGTGCTTTCAATGTTTATATGAGTGATGTTGATGTTTCAACTAGCGTGATGGGGGTTGGCATTCCTGTTAATTTAGGAATGGTTGTTTATGATTCGTTTAAGTTTACAAGTTTAGGTTTAGAAATTTACGCAATATAAAATGGGATTTGTAAGAACAATAATAAGAAAAGCAGGAACTCTAATAGGCGTTAGACGTACTTTAAATTTAATAGAGGGGACTAACGTAACATTAACTATTGCGGATGATTCCGTTAATGATAGGGTTAATGTAACAATAGCGGCAAGTGGTGGCGGTAGTTTACCAACTCAAACAGGAAACAACAGTAAATACTTAACAACAGACGGCGTAAGTGCAAGTTGGGCAACGGTGTCAGCTTCTTTACCCGACTTAATAATAACTAAACAAGCCCCTGCATTAAACCAAACAATTACAGATGGTTATTGTGCATACTACTCTGGTTATTATGAAATAGCAAATACTAAATTTTTAGAAATAGGCATAAATTCAACTTTAGAAATAGGATAATTAAAAACATAAAACAATGGGATTAAAAATGACAAAAGGGGAAGCCCCCTCAACACCGGTAAGTAACAAAGTAGAAATTTTTATAGACAATAACAATAAAACTTGTAGTATAGATGACAAAGGCGTGATATCCGTTTTTAATCACAACGGATTAGATGAACGCAATATACTTGTTAACGGTGGGTTTAGTGTTCAACAAAAAGTTGCAGTAGCATCAACGGCTATTGCAGGAGTATCAACAACAACACGTGGTGGTGTAGTTTCAGATGCTTGGAGTGTTACAACCTCAGTAGCATCAAACTTAAACTGGCAGCAAGTTGATACTGGCTCTGCTCCTGAAACAGGTGTAAATGCACGTTATTATGGCTCTATAATTTCTGCTACTGCTGGTAAAAAAGTAATGCTGAGCCAATGGATATTAAATGAAGATATGCGTCACTTAGTTGGTAGAAAAGTAAGGGTATCAATTAAACATAATAAGAAAGTTGGAACAGACCAAACCTTTAAACTAGGATTAATTCAGTTAACAAGTGCAGGAACTATTGATACATCACCCGCTTTTTTAAGTGGCGCATGGTCTGTTACAACGGGTGTTGACCCTGCTTTTAATACTAACTTAACAGCTATCACACCAGATGCAAGTCCAACGGGAGAAAATGGAACTATAACAGGAAACTTTTTAAATGTAAACGTAGCCGCTGGTGTATGGACTAAATCAAGTTGTGTTTTTACCGTTCCAACTAATGCAAAAAACTTAGTAATGGTTTTCTTTAGTGATGCAACAGGCGGAACTACCGATAACGTATCAATAGCAGAAGCTCAGATAACTTTAGGAACTGAACTTGTCGATTATTTAGAACCACTTTTTTCAGAAAATATTAATAGATGTTTAAGACGTTACTGTAAATCATTTCCTTTAACAACTGTCCCTGCTGCATCAATAGCGGTTGCAACGGCTGGTAATGGTGTAACTGGAATAATAGGTAAAGCAGGAGCAACAGCATTAGCTTCTTTTATTAATATTCAATTCCCTGTTAGAATGTTTAAAGTCCCTGCCGTTACTTTATACACACCTGTTGGTGCTGGTGCAGTACCTTATAGAATAACCGGAACAACCCCTGCCGTTCAAACAACAGTTGCTCAAACAGGTGTTATGGATTATGGCTTAGTAGTATCTGCAACAGGCGATGCTAACGGAGCGATTGGTGATTTAGTAGGTGTTCATTATGCAGCAAGTGCTGAAATAGTAAATTAATCATGGCAGAAAAAACAGTAATAAGTATTGAGGTTGAGGGAACGGGCAAAGCCATTAACTCAATTAAAGAATTAAAAGCCGAATTAAAAGCGGCTCAATCCGCTGCCTTAAATGGTGATGGTAAAGCTGCTAAAAGAGTAGCTGAGTTAAAAGATAAAATGGATGACTTAACCGATTCCACAAAGTCTTTACAAGGTTCGGGAGTTGAAAGAATAACATCTGGATTTGATTTATTAGGACAAGGTTTTAAAGACTTTGACTTTGATAAAATTAAAACAGGTTTTAAAGGCTTAGGTTCTGCAATGTCTGCTATTCCTATCTTCTTACTTATAGAGGGTATAATGTTATTAGTTCAGAATTTTGAAGAAGTAGTTAAATTCTTTGGAATTGGTGTAACTGAAAGTGATAGGTTAACGGCTGCGTTAGAGAGACAAAAGAAAGTTAATGAGGGTTTATTTTCTGTTCAAGAAAACGCTATCGCTATAATGAAAGCAGAGGGTGCTAGCATGAAGGATGTGTTAGAAGCTACCGAAAAACTAAACTCAGCTAAAATTAAAGCGGCTAAGGATGACATTGAATTACAAAAGTTAAAAATTAAAGAGGTTTTTTTAAATGATAGTGTTACAGAAAGTTTACAAAGAACTGCGATAAGTGTTTTAAGAGCGCAAGGCAATGCTAGGGATGCTGACTTATTAGAAGCTAAAATTCAACAGGATAAACTTAAAAGAGCATCTGAGTTTGGGGATCAAATAAGAACGGATTTAATTACAATATCTAAGTTAGAAACTGAAACAAAGTTACAAACTATTGATGCAGAGAAAAAACAAAATGAAAGTTTAAAAAAATTACAAGGTGATAGATTAAAAGACAAAGCCGAAGCGGCTAAATTAGAGCGTGAACAATCTATTATAGATGCTGAGGAGTTATTTAAACAACTTTCTTTACACCAAGATACCGAATTAGCCTTAAGAAATAAAGCTCGTAAGGATGAGTTAGATGCCGAAAAAGCAGCACAAGAACAACAATTCCAAGATGGTTTATTTATTGAACAGTTTATAAAAGATCAAGCGGCTAAAGAAATTGAAATAGAAAAAACAAAACAAGCTCACAAACAACAAATTCAAATGCAAGCACTAAACACTGCTAGTCAATTAGTAGGTTTAGCAAATCAGCTAGCAGGCTCAAATAAGAATGTACAAAAAGCGGCATTAATAGCAGAAAGCGCAATAGGAATAGCTAAAATAATTATATCAACTAGAGCGGCTAATGCCGCTGCTAACCTTACACCACAAGCTATTGCAACAAGTGGGGCAGCTGCTATTCCTGTAATTGCTTTTAATAATATATCGGCAGCTTTAGGTATTGCAGCATCAATAGCAGCAACTACTAAAGCATTAGGTGCATTAGGTGGTGGCTCTGCTGGGGCTGCACCATCATTAGGAGCTACACCGTCCGCACCATCTATGCCAAGTGGCAATGGCACACCATCAATAGCAGCACCGCAACAAAACACTACAACCTTTACAGGAAACAATAACAACAACTTTAACCAACCGCCAATTAAAACATACGTAGTTGAAACAGATTTAAGAAATTCAACAAACACAATAGATAAGATTAAAGACCAAGCTACATTCTAAAGTAAACAAACTAAACAATTTAGTATTTAATAATTATGGAACTAATAGATTTAACAATCGAAGACGATGTAAAAGATGCAAGCGGTGTAACTGCCATTGCAACCGTAGATAGTCCTGCCATTGAACAAGGCTACTTTGCCTTTGGTTCTAACAAAGAATTAAAAACAATCCGTATTACTTGCGGCTCTCAAAAAGGAAACTTTGCAGCTCCTACAGGCGATAGACAAATACTTGCAGGTGCTTTAATGATCCCCGACATGGCTATTCCTAGAATAGACGAGAAAACTAAAAAGGAATATAACGTTAAATTCTCATCTAAAACTATTGAGCAAATAGTTAAGAAACACGCTAAGTTAAGTTATGCCAATAACGTTAATCAAATGCACGATAACACACGCATGATTAACGATAGCTACTTATATCAATCGTTTATTATTAATCGTGCTATGGGTGTTAATCCGCCTTTAGGACAAGAACATTTAGTTGACGGTACTTGGTTTGGTTTTATTTACATAGGTGATAAGAATGTTTGGGACGAATATATTAAGACTGGTATTTATACCGGCTTTAGTGTTGAGGGTAATTTTTATGAAAGTGTGGCTACTGAATTAAGTGATGAATTTTGCGCCCACTTGCTAAGTGTAATTTTAGAGTAAACAAAAATAAATCTTAAGTATTTAATAAGTATGAACGATAAAAAAACATTTAAAGATTTGGTAAACTCAATTTTATCACCTGAACAAAAGGAAACTTTTGCAAAGGCTTTTAAATTTGAAACACCAATTCCAGTTGTTGAGCCAGTTAATAACGCTGAGCCTGAGACTGTTCCGCCTGTAGCAGGTGAGATAAAAACAAAAGATGGTACGGTTGTTAAATACTCAACACCAATGCCAATCCCTAACGAAACAATCGTAACTGTTGTAACTCCTGATGGTGAGCTTCCTGCTCCTGCTGGTGACCATGAATTAGAAAATGGTGATAAAATTACAGTTGGCGAAGCTGGTCTTTTATTAGAATACGAACCTACTGAAGTTGTTGAGCCGGTTGCACCTGTAACTCAAGAAGCTATGGACGCTGCGGTTAATGACGTTAACGCTAAATTAGATTTGGCTAACAAAACTATCTCGGCTTTAGTATCTCGTTTTGATGCTGTAGAGAAAGACAATACAGAGTTAAAAGCAACTTTAGCAACATTCTCAAAAACATTTACTGACTTACTAAGTACGCCAATGGCTAACCCTATTGTTACACCTGAGCGTTCTTTTTCAAAGCAAGATAAAATGTTTAGCAAATTAGGATTAAACAAATAAATATAAACAAATAAAAAAAACAAAATAAAATGGGATATTCAATAACAGCTCCATCGTATGTAGAGCAACCAGAACAACTGATTTATCAAAAACTTTTCTCAGGTTCACCAACAATGGACTTAGTGAAAAACAAACAGACTGGCATTAAGTCGTCTGAAACTATTAACGTGGTTAACACTCGTGGTGTATTTCAAGCTCAATCATGTGCTTTTAACGCATCTGGTTCAACTACAATTACTCAACGTACTATCACAGTAGGTAAAACTAAAATTGATATGCTTTGGTGTGAGCGTGACTTAGAGCCGTATTTCACTCAAAAGAAATTAGCTGCAGGTGGTGATTATGATTCTTTAGCTTATAGCAAAGAAATTATCGACGACACTATGCAACAAGCTAAAGAAGATATCGAAATTGCTTTATGGCAAGGTGACACAACTTCAACAAACGCTTACTTAAATCGTTTTGATGGATTTGTAAAAATTATCGGAGCTGCTACAATCGGTGGTACTTATTCAGGAACTGCATGGTCTGAAGCTAATAGCCGTACTGTTATCAAAGGTTTAGCTACTTTAGTTATTGCTAACAATGACGTTTACCAAGGTAACCCAACTGTCAAAATGTTAATGTCACCTCAAATGGCTGCAACATACCGTTTCAAATTACGTACTGATAACTTGTTTAATACAACAGGTGAAGAAAGTAAATTGTATGCTGAAGGTGCAAACATTGAAATCGTTGAAGTTGCTGGTTTATCTGGTTTAAATTACATCTACGCTATCGAGCCTGAGAATATGTATATTGGAACTGACATGGCAAACGAAGAAGAGAAATTCAAAGTTTGGAAATCAGATGACGATCAAAACTTAAAGTTCCATGCTGAGTGGAAACTAGGAGTACAAGTTGCATTCCCTTCAAGAGTTTACAAGTATTTAGGAGTTTAAATAAATTGAGGGGTAATTAAGTTTACCCCTCTTAATTAAAAAAAATATAAAAACATGGCATTATCAAGTTGCCCGATAACATCGGGAATAGCAAGAGATTGTAGAGATGGCTCACCCGGACTTACAAACGTTTATGCCGTAGAATTTTCTAACTATACACAAGGAACTATTACCGCTGCAAGTGGTAGTATTACTAACGTAGCTTCTTTTTTACAAACAGGTAAAAAGATGTGGGGTTTTGAATTTGACTATGGTAAAGCGAATGAGACTGAGGTTTTAACCGCTAATACAAACGGAACATTAATGAATGCAATTACTTTAAATTTATACATTCCAAAGAAACAAGCTGCAGTTGCTCAACAAATTTTATTGTTAGCAAAGCAAGATACTATTTGGATGGTTAAAGATAAGAACGGTGCATTCAGATTATTAGGTCAAGAGTTCGGAATGAGAATTACAACTGCAACTGCTGCAAGTGGTGCAATGGGTAATGATGATTCTGGATATACAATAGTGTTAACAGGTGAAGAGAGAACGTTTGCAAACGTTGTGCCAAACGCTTTAGCTGCTTTACTATTGATACCTGCTTAATTAACTTCTTAAAATATAAATGTAAGACCCACCCTGTAAGGTGGGCTTTTTTATTTAGTAACATTTGTAACTTTTTAGTATTTAATAAGTATATGATGCAATTAATAACAGGGGCTAATACTATTGATATTTCGGTAACGGAAAATTCAACTATTGCAAATCCTCAATTTGTCTTTGTATTCATTAATGATAATACAGGTCGCAAAGTAGCGTGTACAAGTACTTACACTAACTTAGATAATAACAAGCAACGTTTTGTTATAACCGTTGGAGCTTCTGTTCCGTTAACTGGCAGCGTTTTATTTGATGACTATGGTAGTTATTCATTCTACGTTTATCAATCGGCTAATGCAGCCTTATTCAATTATGCAAATATAAATACAACAGATATTAGAACGTTAACAGGTGAAGTTGGAAATGGCAAGGCGTGGTGGAAAGCACCCTCAGTAACTAATATTTATTATAAAGATGTAAGAACATCAATCGTAACAAATGGGCAATAATATAACACAGGTCGGTAACCTTTTACAAATTGAATTTGATAGCTCGTTTCAACCTGCTATCAGAAAAATGTCGGGTGGCAAATATCTACAATGGGGTGAGCATAACTCACATCCTAATTACTTATTAGAACTATACAATAGAGATGCCGTTCACGGTGCTATTATAAAGGCTAAGGCTGACCATGTTTATGGACGTGGCTTATGTTATGACGAAAGCAAATTAACTTTAGCACAACAAGCGCAATACGATAAATTCTTATCACACGCTAATCGCTTTGAAGATTGGAACTCTTTATTTAGAAAGAACGTAACACCATTTGAGATATTTGATGGTATTGCTTTACAAATAGTTTACGATTTTAACGGTAAAATAGCAGAAGTTTATAACCAAGAATTTAGCAAATTTAGACGTTCACCCGACGGTAAAACTCTTTTCTATTGTGAGCAATGGGTTGACGATAATGGATGTGTAAATGACCAAGCACATAAGCATAAATCATTTATTGAATATCCTATTTTTAATCCTAACATTAGAACAGGAACTCAAATACTTTACTACAAAACAGAAGTAATGAGTGCAATGGAATTTGGCAATATTTATCCAGCACCAAACTACCAACAAGGTTTACAAGACATTGAAACAAATATTGAGATAACTAACTTTAACTATTCACATTTAAAGAATGGAATGTTTGCAAGTGCTATGTTATCTTTATTCAATGGCGAGCCAACTCAGGAAGAGCAAAGAAAATACGCTAAATTCTTTGACCGTAAATTCAAAGGTAGTTCTAACACCGGTAAAATGATGTTTAACTTTGTTGACAAAGGCGGTCAAAAAGCTGAGTTAACAACGTTTTCACAAAGTGATTTAGATAAAATGTTTGAGCAGGTTGCTAAACGTTCACAACAAAATATCTTTACAGCCCATAGAACAGATCCTGCTTTAGCAGCTATTTTTGATGGCTCGGTTAACATTGGCGATAACACTATTTATTTACAAAAGTTTGAAAGATGGTTGTTTAGTTATATTGAACATAGACAAGAGATACACTTAAATATTATTAAAGATTTAGCAGCCGTTAACGGTGTTGATTTATCTTTATTAGAAATAAAACAGAAACAACCTGCTAATGTTGATTTACCTTTTGATACTGCTTTATTACAATCACTATTTGATTTAGATACTTTACGTGAACATTACGCTAAAAAGTTAGGTATTGATATTAAAGATAAAGTAACGGTTGATGGTGATATGGCAGACATTCCAGAAAACCAAGTTAATAATCATATTCAAAAAATGCCAGCTAAACAATGGCGAGATTTAAAAAACTTATTAAAATCAGTAAGGGACGGTAAAACAGAAAAAAGTATAGCTATATGGAAGCTTAAAACTTCATATAATTTAACAGACCAAGATATTAATGTTTTATTTGCAACACCAGAAGCACAGTTTAGTAAGTTTGATAAGTTGGTTGATATGACTGATTTTGTTTTAGAATTATTTGAAAAAAATAGTTTAGAAGATAATGACGATGAAATTATAAGCGAAGAGTTTGTTTCATTTGAAAATAATACGGAAGCTTTTAAGTTTGAGTTTGAAAAACATAAATTTGTAACGGATACAGAAAAACAAGTATTAGATTTATTAAAAGGCGCACCCGAAACAACACCTGAAAAGACTGCAAAGATTTTAGGATTAGATGTTGAAACGGTTAAGAATATAATTAACAGTTTAGTTGTTGCAGGTTTAATATCTACAATAAACAATACAATAACTATCACGCCTAAAGGTTTAGAAACTAACACACCAACTATTGAAACGGAACTATACACCGTTTACAAATATGTAAAAAGACCAGATGCTCCCGATTTAGTACCCGGCGGAAAGTCAAGGGTTTTTTGTCAAAAAATGCTTTTGTTAAGTAAAATTAGAAGTTGGACTAGTAATCAAATAGATGATATAAGCAATGCCTTTGGAGACGATGCTTGGTCGTTTAGGGGGGGTTGGTATTCCGAGCCTAAAAAAGATGGCGGTAAAACTACT